CGGTAGAGGTCAAGAACTCGGAGATTGTTCACCCTAACGGCTCGCGCTTTTTCTTCGCGGGCTTGTTCAGGAATATCGACTCGATAAAGTCGATTGAAGGGGTGGATATTGTCTGGATTGAAGAGGCTAGCCGGGTCTCGGAAGAGTCGTGGCGCAAGCTGATACCGACCATCCGTAAGAGCGGGTCGGAGATATGGGCCAGCTTCAATCCGGAGCTTAAGAGCGACCCGGTTTATCAACGATTTGTGATAAACCCGCCTCCGGGTGCCGTGGTACGCAAGGTCTCATGGCGGGATAACCCGTGGTTTACGAAGGAACTACGGGATGAACTGGAACACCTGAAACGCACCGATTACGACCAGTACACGCACATTTGGGAGGGCGAGCTTAGAACCTACGCCGATGGGGCTGTGTATGCCAAGCAACTCCGGCAGGCACGGGAAGAGGGGCGGATATGCCGCTTACCCATCCAGCCCGCTGAAGAAGTGAATGTTTTCTACGACCTGGGCAAGTCGGATGCAACGTCCGCATGGTTTCACCAGAGAATCGGCCCAGATGATCGGTTCATTGATTACATGGAGTGGACTGGGGCGGACATTGACGAGATAGCCAAGGGCATCAAGGCCAAGGGCTATAACCTGGGGCGTCACTACATGCCCCACGATGTAGAGCACGACATTCTGGGGTTTGGCAACCGAACCCGGAAGCAGATGTTTGAGGCGGCAGGGATCAAGCCGATAACCGTAGTCCCAAGGATACGGCACCTGCACGAAGGCATAGAGATGACGCGGCAGCGGTTCGCGTCCTATTGGTTTGATCAGGAGCGGTGCGAAAGGGGGCTAGAGTGCCTGTCCTCCTACGCATACGACCGCTCAGACGCATTAAACGATCTGAGGCCAGAGCCATCCCACAGCTGGGCCTCTCACGCCGCAGACGCTCTCAGACAGCACGCCCAAGGCTTTCGCAAGGGCAAAGGATTTGACGAGCCTGTGGCCCGTCAGAGAGTGCCGATACAGGCCACGCGTTCATCAACTTGGATTGTTTAGGAGATTATCATGGGTGGGATTCATCGCACGCCGAATATGATTGCGGTCAAGAGCATTGCTGCGGCAACTACTCTCAGCCCGAATGATGCGGGGGTTATTCTGGTAGCCAACACGGGCACCATGACTATCACGCTCCCGCCCGCTGCTGTGTCACGGGGGGTTCAATACAAGTTCATCAAGACCACGGCAGCGGCTTCGGCTATTACCCTGGACGGCAACGCATCGGAGACCATCAACGGGGCAACTACCAGCGCTCTGATGAATGCCCAGTGGGAGGCAACCGAGATCGTCTGCGACGGCTCGGCGTGGTACATCGTCGGCACTGCCTCTTAAGGGTTAGTCCATGACTGACGCAGCGATGGATGATGACGAGCTAGCGACGTATCTGGCGGAGCGCATTACATCCGCCATGAATGCGGACGGTGGCGACTTGTCCGCGATGCGTCAGTCTAACCTTAACTACTACCTGGGCGAGCCTTACGGCAACGAGCGGGAAGGGTACAGTACCTACCGCTCGCGTGAGGTGATGGAAACGGTGGAATGGGCGCTGCCGTCCCTTCTGCGCGCGTTCACCTCCGGTGATAACGTCGCCATGTTTGATCCTGTGGGGCCGGAAGATGAGGCCCAAGCAGAGCAGGAAACGGAAGCGGTCAACGAGGCGCTGCGTAAGCAGGATGACTATTTTCTCCAGGTTCATCATTGGTTCAAGTCCTGTTTGATGGAGCCGGTTTCATACCTTCGCCTGTCCATGGACAACCGCGAAGAGGTGAAGGGCGAAGAGTATCAGGGGCTCACGGTTCCGGAGCTTGTGCAACTCCTGTCAGATCCTGCTGTAGAGGTGACGGCGCAGGATGAGTACGTGGCCACGACCCCGATGGGTCCGCATCCCGTGCTTGACGTGAAGATCAAGCGCACTATCAAGACTTCCAAGCTCAAGTGTGAAGCCTTGCCGGGTGATGAAGTCCTGATTCTGGACAACGATCACACCAGCCTCAATCTTGACGACACAAGCGTTGTTCACCGGTCAAAGAAAACGTATTCATGGCTTCTCGAAAACGGCTTTGACCGGGACAAGCTGGACGAAATCAGCCCCGATGCGGGGGAAGATTGGGATACGGAGCGCACTAACCGGCTGTTTACGTCTGATGAGTCATGGGATGACGAACAGACCGACAAGAGCCTGCGCACTTATTGGGTGCATGATGCGTCTGTGCTGGTTGACTACGACGGGGACGGGATAGCGGAGCGTCGTAGGGTAGTCATGGTGGGCGATAAGGTATTCATTAACGATGAATACGATTATCAGGGGATAGTGGCGCTGTCGTCTGTCCCCATGCCTCACCGTCACCCTGGCTTGTCCCTTGCGGAACTGGTCAAAGACCTGCAATTGCTCAAGTCTACTTTGATGCGGCAGTTGCTGGACAACGTGTATCGGCAGAACAGGCCGAGGACGTATGTAGGCATTAACGCCTTGACCGATGACGGCAAGACGATGAGCGCCCTGCTTAACCCTCTCTCCGAGTACATCCCGGTAGAGGATCACAGCCAGATCAGGGCAGAGATTCAAACGAGCTTCGTTAACGAAATCCTGCCGGTGATCCAGTTCACGACGGACGCACAGCAGACCCGCACGGGTATCGCCCCTAATCTCAGCCTTGATCCTAAAGTGATCCAGCAAAGCACGATGGGCGCGTTCTCAGGGGCGCTAGAGCAGGCATCCCAACGGATTGAGATGATCGCTAGGGTTATCGCTGAGACCGGCTTTAAGTGGCTTGTCCGGAAGGCGCACAGGCTTCTTAAAGAACATAGCCAACGGCCCATGATGCTTCGGCGTCGAGGGACATGGGTAGAGGTTAATCCGGCTGACTGGCGAGAACGGGACAACGTGACGGTTAACGTGGGCTTGGGCTTTAACGACAAGGGCAAGGACTTGGCTGTTCTTCAGCAGATTCTGGCCCTTCAAGTCCAGGCTATCCCGATGGGCCTTGCCAAGCCTGAGAACATCTACAACACGCTGGATGATCTGGTAGCGGCAAGTGGCCGGAAGAACCCTGAAAGGTACTTCACGCAGCCCAATCCGAATCCGCCCCCGCCGCAGCCTGATCCGCTGGTGGTTGCACAGGTAGAGAACCTGAAGATGCAGGGCCAAGCCATGATGACCGATGCGCAGAGCAAGGTCATGCGGGCGCAGGTAGAGGCGCAGAAGGCCCAACTCGAACGGGAAAAGGCGCAGTTTGAAGCCAGCATGACCGAAAGGGAGGCGGAGCTTACTGCCCAGATCAAGCAATTCGAGGCGCAGACGGCGGCAGGGAAGGTACAGGCTGAGGTTAGGCATACCGACGCTGATACGGCATTGAAGGCCGCGCAGCGGGTTAAAGTGCTGGAGGAAGCTAGGGGCTTGGACATAGACAACGATGCCGCAGAGACCCAAGTGGTTGACTTGCTGAAAGGAATATCGAATGGCCAAGCTAACCAGCCTGATTGAACACGCCCAAAGGCAGCGGGCTGTGACGCCTTCCAACCCTACGGCAGATATCGCATCCATCATCCTCGCCTCGCAGACCGCGATGGCTGACGTGATTACCCGCAACTTCAAGGGCGAGATTAAAGACCAAGTGTGCGCGGAGTGTGATGCCATCAAGAAAGAGATGGCGCACTCCCTAATCGCCCTGGTTGAGCGCCACGTTAAGGAAGCCATAGACGCCCTGCCCGTTCCCGAGCGCGTCATAGAGCGCATCGTAGAGCGTGTGGAGGCCAAGGAGGAGGCTATGGAGGAGTCGGAGCCTCCGATGGTCATGACTGTCCAAAGGAAGGACGGCATGATTGATACCGTTAAGCAGGGTGGCAAGACGTTCGACGTAATCCGCAATAAGCAGGGCTTCATCAAAGAGGTTCGTGAGCGTGGCTGAGAAGCTGAAAGGCTTGTTGGACTCCGCTAAGGCTCGATTGACGGGGCTGTTGGGCGACTTCCCGCAAGGCTTCAACGCGGGTGCGGTGGCAGGCTTTCCCGGCTGGGCCGGTGACATGGCTTACATGGCCGATACCGCCCGTTTGGCGTTGACCGGCGCAGACCAGCAAGCGGCCCCTGAGAACTACATAGGGACGACGGACTACATAGCCAAGCAAGCGGGCTACCCCGTTCCGCAAACGCTATCAGGGCAGCTAGGCGCGGCTGTAGGCGGGCTGATGAGTCCGGGGCCGGGGGATTTGGCGAAGTTTGCGCCTGTTCTGTCGGCAATCCCGTTCTGGCACGGCTCGCCCCACAAGTTCGACGCATTCGACTTGGCCCACATGGGTAAGGGAGAGGGCGCGCAGGCGTATGGGTGGGGGGCGTATGGGGCTGAGTCGCCGGAGGTGGCGAAACAGTATTTGAATGTCGACCCATCTGTCCCCGTCCCGCCGCGCAGGCAGT